ACGGTAAACACCACGCATGATATAAATGTCCGGATCGTAGATACGATCTCTGTTTTCCAGCAACAGCAAATCTTGGATGTTCAATGTATCCACTGTTTCATAAACAGGTTGTGTAGCGTCAGCATTGCCACTTAAGGCAGAGTCTGCACCCCCTGCTTGTGGACCCATGTACTTGTGAACATAGATATCTAGTCCACCAACGGTGTACATCTCCGAAATGGTTCTGTCCAAAAATTGGTAATCTCTTGTGCGATTTGGGCGGTATAAACTTAGGCGTGGCATAGTGTACTATTTATGGGCTGGTTGACCAATTATTCAAACCCTGCTATAATTACACATAATTTGGAGCAACAATGAAAACTGCAATCAAACCGCCGAAACCTCTAAACCCTCGTAGTGCAGACACCAATGCAATGGGCATGGAGCCAACTTGGAAAACACAGCCTGACACCAATCGCATTAGTGCGTTGAGTCATGCTTTCTCCTGGTACAATTACTTTTACGGCAAAAAAGATGCCCGCGAGATGATTGTGGCTTATTTGGAAGCATATGATCGCAAAGCAGATGTGCGCACACTCCGACGCATACCGGACAGCTCAATACGCCTGACCACCGGCTGGTTGTGTCGTATGAGCATGGTAGGACTTGAACTTACGGATCAAGAGCAGATCAAATTGGATAACTTGCTCAAAGAAATTCTGGATTCCAAACAGGATGAAGTAGCAGAAGTTGAAACAGTGGTTGATGACGCCCCGGCCAGGCTTACGATTCAAGATCGACTGCGTGAAAAGGTATCAGAGTGTGCAGGTGAAATTGACGGACTGTTTGATGAATTTATCACAACCGGTGCCAAACTCAATGCAGACTATAAACCTGTGAGTTTGATGCGTAGCATGAACATCGCTCCACAAATGGTATCTGAAATCAAGGATATTTGGACTCGTAAATTAGCAGAGTTTGAAGAAGTAGTAGTTGGTAAAGATGCACAACTGGTTCAAGGATATGAGTATCTTACAAAAATACAACTTAAAAATTGTGTTAAATTTTGTGAGTTGGTTGTGAGTGATTGTGGTGCATATGTGCAAATCAAAAAAGTGGAACGCAAACCACGCAAAGCCAAACCAGTTAGCCCAGAGAAAAAGGTAGCCAAGTTCAAGATTCAAGCAGAATTTGCCGAGCTCAAACTCAAATCGTTGCCTGCCACTGCTCTAGTAGACAAATCAGAAGCATGGTTGTATGATACCAAAAAACGCAAGTTGATTCACATTGTGGCAGATGAGTACACCAAGGCATTCACAGTCAAAAACAATTCTATAATAGGATTCTCAACTGTGGAAACTGTGCAAAAGACTGTGCGCAAACCTGCAGAGATTACCAAAGCAATTGGTGCCGCAGGCAAGCCGGCTGCCAGAAAAATATTCAAGGATCTGACCACAACCGAGACAGCATGGAATGCTCGAGGCACTGAGAATTTGGTAATCTTGCGTAGTTGGTAATTGCAAGCCAGGACTTTGTTTGGGATAATTATATGCATGAAACTCCATTTTCCAAACAAAGTCGAATTCTACATTACCAATGTATGCAACTACACCTGCGACAACTGTAATAGATTTAACAATCACAAATTTACAGGAGGGCAACGCTGGAGCGATTACGAAGCTACCTATCGCAAGTGGGCCGAACTGATATCACTGCAGGCCATTGTGGTCATGGGCGGAGAGCCCACACTTAACCCCACAGTAAACGAATGGGTGGTCAATCTCAATCAGATTTTTGATTGTGATGTACAAGTGCTCACCAATGCCACACGATTGGCCCAAACACCCGGGCTATACGAAAGCATGCTGGTTGAATCACCAGTGCGTCGAGCCCGTAATCACATAGGCATTAGTTTGCATAACATGGATGACTTTGAGCCATTACGGGCCAATGTCCGTGCGTTCCTGAAGGGAACAATTCGTGAATTTGGCACTCATCTAGGACTTGCCGCACCAGCTAATGTACCTGAATACAATGCATTCTACAGTGCTGTAGACGAAAACGGTGTCATGGTAAACATGTGGGTCAGCAACAACTTCAGCACTGCCGCTGTGCAAATGAATGCCGATGGTCGGTTTGTTTTGCACAATTCTGATCCTGCTAAATCGCATGCCGAATGTGGGTTTGTAAGGTATAAGAGCTATCACTTTATTCGTGGCAACATCTATAAATGTGGGCCAGCGGCTCTGCTGCCTGAGTTCGACGATCAACATCATTTTGCCATATCTGAAGAAGATAGAAAAATTGTACACAGTTATCAGCCACTCACTGTAGACAACTTTGAAACTTACAAAGATGAATGGGTTGAAAGTCTAAGTAATCCAATTGCACAATGCAAATTTTGCCCCGAAAACCCCCGTGCCGCTATCATTACACCTACACGCAAAGGTTCTGCTTTCAAAATAAATACATGATCGGAGAATCGCATGGCCCAAGAACAAGATACACTTAATACCCTAAAACAAAATTTGATAGAATATGTCAAATTGATGTTGGGCGATCAAATTATTGATTTGGAATTGGATCCTGCGCACTACGAAGCGGCCTACCAAAAAACCATTGGCACATATCGACAACGGGCCAACAATGCTTATGAAGAAAGCTACAGCTTTTTTACTCTGGTCAAAGATCAAAACATCTACACATTGCCGCAAGAAGTGATCAGCGTCCGACAGTGTTTCCGCCGTACATTTGGTGATTCAACTGGCCCATTTGCCAGCAACTTTGATCCATTTGCACAGGCCAGCTTGAATGTTTACCTGATGAACTTTAATGTGGCTGGCGGCTTGGCCACATATGATTTTTACAGTCAATATGTCGAGTTGGCTGCCAAAATGTTTGGCGGCTATTTCAATTACACTTACAATCAGGTTACTAAAAAATTACAGTTGATGCGTGATCCCAAAAACACTGGCGAAGCTGTGTTGATATGGACTTATAACCTAAAGCCCGAAATCAACTTGTTGAGTGACTTTCAAATTCAACAATGGATCAAAGATTACATGACAGCCAACTGTAAAATGATCATTGGTGAAGCTCGTGAAAAATTTGGCACCATTGCTGGCCCACAGGGCGGTGGCACATTAAATGGGGCCGCCATGAAAGCCGAAGCCAAAACAACCATGGACGAGTTGCTTGGGCAATTGGTAAATTATGTAGATGGAAGTCAACCGCTGACCTGGGTAATTGGTTAATATACAGTAGACTTGTATTTAAAATTCTGTTATACTTGCAGTATGGCAGACTTAATGATTGATCTTGAAGGGCTTGCAACAGGCCCAGATACTACTATTCTTACAATTGCGGCTCAATCATTTAACCCGTTTGGACAAGGCCATTTTGGCCAGAGTTACTATGCAAGAGTTACATTAGAGAGTCAAGAAGACCGTGCCATTGATCAAGGCACAATTGATTGGTGGGCCACACAACCTGCTGTGGTTCGAGATGAAGCATTCAACGAACAAGATCGTATTCCGTTAGATCAAGCCCTAGATGAATTAGGTAAGTTGATTTGGCATTCCAGTAGAATATGGGCACAAGGTCCCACATATGACATGAACATCTTGGAGCATGCCTACAAGAGCTACGGCAAAGCATTGCCCTGGAAATACTACATGGTGCGTGATAGTCGTACTGTGTTTAGTTTGTGGCCTGATCAACCGATCCCGCCCACTAGCCACCATGCTCTAGAAGACTGCCGCAGACAAATTGGCATGCTACAGCGCACACTACAACACCTAAATGTAAAGGTACTCAAATGATAATTGGAATTTGTGGATTCATTGGCAGCGGCAAAGATACCATGGCTGACTATCTAGTAAACCTACATCAGTTTCGTAGAGAATCTTTTGCCAACACACTTAAAGATGCAGTGAGTCAAATATTTGGTTGGGATCGTACCATGATTGAAGGCCGTACAAAAGCGGCAAGAGAATGGCGAGAGCAAGTGGATCCTTGGTGGGCTGATCGCCTGGGTATGCCTAATCTTACACCACGATGGATCCTTCAATATTGGGGCACAGAAGTTTGCCGGGCAGGATTTCATGACGATATCTGGATTGCTAGTTTGGAGAATAAACTGCGCAACTCTGAAGATGATGTTGTTATCAGTGATTGCCGCTTTCCAAATGAAATCTCGGCTATCAAACAAGCCGGCGGAATTGTGGTTAGAGTTGTGCGTGGTCCTGATCCTGAATGGTATGATCTGGCAATAGAATCAAATTGCGGCAGCTTTAATCATATGGCCACAGCATATCCTGATGTTCATGCCAGCGAAACCAGTTGGGTAGGCACAGAGTTTGACGCAGTTCTTGACAACAATCACTCACTTGACCACTTGTATCAGCAGATTAAAAATCTGGTTCAAGATCTCCTGGGCGCCAGGGTAGCTCAGTCCTGAGCAATTCCTCGGCACAGTTCCTACAAATACATTTTAAATTTTTAACAGCAATATTATTAAGATCACCGTCCACATGATATACTAGTATCTGACTAGCATATCTTGCGTGAAATGCACAACGATCGCACTGCATTTTTTTCTTAAACCCGGCAGCTTTCCAGCGAGGCTCTCTAGGTTTTATTCCCTTTCTCTTTCTGGCACAACTCTCACACCGTGATCGATAGTGCGCTACTCCGTCTCTGTAGTAGTTGACAGCACATGGTCGTTGAGAACAGGCTTTGCATAAAGGTCTTTTCATACGGTATTTAGCAGTGGGCCTTTGCCAAAGGGTGCTATAACACCCACTTTTTTACCTTTATCAATAAATATCTACAACTTGAAAAGGAATCCACCATGGCTCTAGTATCACCAGGCGTAGAAGTAACAGTAATTGACGAGAGTCAATATATCCCTTCAGCCGTCAACACAGTACCTTACTTTGTGGTTGCCACAGCACAAAACAAAGTAT